TATTATTTTTTATGATTTAATTATTTTAACTTTTAATTCATTAGTGCCTTTTATTAAACGATGCCATTGTCCACATTCAATAAAAATAACTGAATTTAATTCCTTAGGCAATTCATTTTCTAATTGTATCTTCCAATCAGTTTTTTCAATAGCGACGATCATTCTATCTTCATTATCTCTATGCCATTTAAGTTCAATCGGATCAATATATTCGTTAAAGGTTCTGATTACAAAATCATCTGTTTCAATATCTAAATATATCATTTTTTAGCTTTTAATTTTTTGACAACTGATTTTATTTCTGGATCCTGGTTAAGTATTAATTTTTTAGCAACTTCTACTGCTTCTTTAGCTGCAGATATTCCCATCTTTTTATTTTCATAATTGAATATCACATTATACTCGCCTTTTTTACCAGTGCCTCGAGTTCTGCCAAATCCAGTATCGTCTCCAGCAAGAGTTTGTAGTTCCAATGCAATATGTTCTATTATGTGACCTAACCAAGTTCCTCCTTTTACTCTTGAAAAGAATCCTCCTTTTCTTCCTACTGAACATCGATGTGCATTCATTGAAGGAAGATATTTTTTGATATTTTCATAGAACTTAGGAATATTTGCTGATGAAAATTCTTCCCATCCACCTAAATCAAACACCATATGTACAAGCTTGTCCTTTGGGTAGTCCCATTTATTTTTACCCTCAATTGTTTTAATTGATACTATCGTTAATTCGCTAATACTCGGCAAATCTTTGTTAGTCTCATGTTGAGTAGCTTCAAATACTCTATATGTCATTAAATATTTCATTACCAAAATCCAGGATAAGTTTTTCCGCCCCAAAGATGAGCATATCGATTTATTCTACATGCCCAATAACCAGCAGTAGTTCGATCTTTTTTCTCAGCACAGTTATGTCTAGCAGCAAATGATTTTCTAGCTTTAGGATCACTTACTTTTGCAGTTAATCCACCATGTACATCTCCAAAAGCAATCTTCATTACTCTTCCAGTTTTAGGATTCTTTACATACACATGATACTTCTTCTTTTTTCCTCCACGCCGAGGATAGTTTAATTTAACATCAGCCTCTTCAAATATCTCTAACTCTTCTAATGGAAGATCAAGTGGAACTACTTCTCCATTGAAATAATCAGTTAATCCAAGATCAGTTGATTCAAATAATTGCTTGTCTAATCTCCCTAATTCTAAATACCCATCATAAAATCTATCTCGAGCTTCGCATAATAATATAATGTGAGCATTTGAACCAGGTCTAAATACTGATTCGGCAATACTATTATTATTATCTATATGATATTTAAGATTTTCAGAAATCTCTCCATCACCTATAAATTGACTAAAACTTGTTATTCGTGTTTTCATATTAATTATTTATTCAACTGGTGGATAATCTTGGTCAATCCATGTATCATCTAACAGTGTTTCATCAGATCCAGTAGTTTCACGAAAATTAAATTGTTTAATTGTATTACCTTTATACATCTTAGAGTGATCATCGAAACTAGGAAAGTAAGTTTCCATATTTAAGTCAAGTGAAATACTTACAGTATTTGTCTCAGCATAAGTAAAAGTATAGGCTTTGGTAAATGCAGCAGAGTCAGGCATAGTAATTTGTGCTGGAACCCTAACTCCTCTAAATTGAAAGTATTTTACTTGGCTCTTATAGTAGAAATCAAACATTTTTTCCATTATCTTAAATGTCTTGTTAATATTATCACTTTCTATTTTAATATTAAATGCAAGAGTCATAGGTAGAGTAAATAATCTAGCTGAGAATGCTTTTAATACTTTTTGATCATTTTCATCACGAGTTTCTTGATTAAAGGTACCTCGAACAAATTTATTAGTGTTATCTAATGGTTTTATAGCAAATGAAGAAAGAGTAACAATTCCTCTAGGTAACTGTTCATAGTTGCCTTCTGCATGGTTAGGATAGAGACAATCTGTTGGTAATTCCATAAAGAAATCTTTCATAAATCCTTCATCTCCTCCAAAATTATAGAAGAATGGAACTGGGTGATCTTCAATTTTTCCATCTCTAGTTAATTGAATAATTATTTGTCTATTCAAGAGATCTAGGACAGTCAGTGTTGCATTCCTAAGAAAAATGTCTTGTACATTTTCGTTTCTAACGTTTTCATTATTTGTAACTTTCATAATATTATCTGTTTTTAGCGATATATGGTAAATTAATTTGAGGTCTACAATTATCAATTAAGACTAACATTGATTCGTCCTTTAAGAACTGTTGACTTAGGATAAAATCATGTTCCTCTTCTCTTAGCATAGTATTAAAGATTCGAAGATTAGTAATTAATAATTTAGAACTAGGTAATCTATAATTTTGAGTAAGGTCAAATGAATCTTGTGTAAATGATGAAGATGTAGCCAAGACTCTAATAAAATTAGTATGATTTATAATATCACTAGGATCATCTTTTATCTGATATACGTATGCTCCACATTGCTTAAATTCATTTGATGCTGAAATTATAATAGCGTGCCATACTCCACTAATAAAATTATTAATAATATAGTTTTTAACTTGTGAATTTATCTTTACTGTAATAGTTAAGTCTCCCTCAGGCGCAGTTGAATTATATCGATTGAATATAGCAGATATCCTAATTCCAGCTTGGGTATCATCTTCATATCCATCAATAAAACTAATTGATTCAGAAGTACTTGGCACATTAAATAGGCATGTAAATGATAGATTCCTATTAGTAGTATCATTAAACTTAGGAAGAGCAGTATAGATAATTGCAGATTCTCGTAATTTAAAACTTGCCGTATCAACCGCTCCTGAAGTATCAATTAAGATATCTCTTTGATCAGTTAATGCAATATTTCGATATGCTTCAATTCTAATATATCGACCCGATCCACTGGTACCAATATGATTTTCGATTGTATCAAATGGCCCTCTTACTTTACAATACATAGTAGATAAGCCGCTAGTATTCTTATCATGAGTAACAAATCCACCATTTTTCCAAGTAGTAAATAAGTCACTGCCTTGATATGCAAGGATAACTTTATTAATTGGTGCAGGAGTTTTATCTAAACTTGGTAAACTTACGACTTCTTGACTTGTTGCAAGTAGAGGTACATCAGTTGTTATATTAGTAACAGTATCGACTACTGAAATATTACTAAGATCATAATAGTTTTCTATTAAAGGAGCAAAGTTAAATGTATATTTCAAAGGTCGTTGAGTTATATCAGGATGAATCTCTTTTCTAGAAGAATCAAAGGTTGTACTTATTTTACTATATTGTGATGGCATAGTAGCATCCTTAATATCATCTAGTACTTCTTCACTAAAAAGTTGATCTGCACTTAGGATAACGTTATCTAGGAAACTTCGAGTTTCGTCCAATAATAACATATCGATATTTGGATTGTATTTTTTAAGTTGAATCTTCCAAAAGACCGGTGCCATCATAAATCCTCTATGTAAGAAAGATCCCTGTATTTCAAACATTCTATTCAATAGTGGAAAATATAGGAAATCTCTTTTTCTAGGTTCAGAGCTTGTTCCAAATATTGATTGAAAATATTTATGATCAATTTCAACTTCGAAAGGTAATTGAAAATCCATCCCAAATTCAGAGTATTTTGGTGCATTACTTGGAAAAATATTATTATTCACCATTACTTTAATACACTTACGATCTACATTTTTATAGACAGTCCACTCTTTAAATACATAGTCTCCACTATTTGAATCAGGAAGAGTCCTAAAATAGATAACTTGGTGTCCATATAATTGATTAGTAAAGAAAGATATTTCCTGATACATGCCAATTGCACTATCCACCGCATATGGCCTAAAGCTAGGATCTCTATTTTGAATAATTGAAGTACACTGTTCATCACTACATATTAACTTAGGAGAATAAGTATTTGCAACTGGAGCAGATTGTCTAAATCTCAATTTAACTTCATTAATTTCAATTGGAGTAGATAATTCGCTATTTGTTCCATCATCATATTCATACTTAACTTCAAAATAGAAATCAGTACAGTCTTCTAGGAAAATATGTGCAGCATCCCCTAAATTTCCAGGAGCGACGACATACCATAGTGACCAGTCTAATCTATTTCTAGAATATCTAAATTGTCGAGTAAGCTTAGTTAAATCCAGAGTATTTGGCATTTCGATAACTAGATCTTCAACAAAATCAGTAAATTCTAGAATATCACATATTGGATCGACTGTTGAAAATATCCTAAAATTTTGATTAAATGTCAGGGAATTATTCTGAGGATCGATTAATAATTTTACAGTTGTATTAGCCATTAAGATAAAAGCTTATTTAGTTTATTTATTTTAGTTTTTGAACTAAACTAGTATCTACGTTATAGTAAAATAAATAATAAAAAGATGTATGGTCTTGAGAAATAAACAAATACTGGATCCGTTTTGGATAACTAAAGGATCTTACATAGATTCAGAATATTTTAATTATATTTTACTTGATGCAAGTCAAAAATATAAGATTGACTTAGAGGAAGGTATGCTCGACCATTTTTATGAGATATTTTTCCATAGTTTAAATTTAAATAACTTAGCAGTTGATGGAAGTATATTTGATTTTAAAATGCATCCTATTTTTAGGAATGATAGAATAAAGGAAATTAGCAGAGAGCTTAAACAGATTTATTCTAGAAAAGCAGATGTTGTTGAAATATTTAGAAATGCAAATTATGTATTCTTAAATCTTATCTTAGATTATATGGATCTTCAGTTGGATATACTAGATAATATTAATTTCTTTTACCTAAATGAGATGATTCATGAGCAACCTGAGATTTTTCTAGTTATTAATCATGCTGGAAATAAGAAGTATTCTATCTGGAAAATAAAAGATGACCCTCGTAAAAATTTCGGATATTCATTCAAGCGAATAAAATCGGTTACTATTAACGAAGTTAAAGAGAATGCTCTTAGAATAGAATTAGATAAACTAGACGATCCTGAATTAGAGAATATGAAAGAATATAAGAATGTATGCTTCGCTGTCTTAGAGGGTCCTCCTGAAAAAATGGTAGCGAATGTTATTAAAGATATTATTCTATTGAATAAAGGTATAGCAAAAGGCATTGAATTTGAATCAAATATAATTAGTGAGCTTTATGGGCTCATTTCATCTGAAAGATTAATGCCTTTTACCTTAAATCAATGGATGGACTAAGATATTATTTAAGGTTCAGTATACCAATTAGTTCCATCAGAGATAAATGTTCGCTTTGTATATAGTGGACTAGGGAATGTATACCCGGCGCCTTCTGATCCACTGACTCCATTTATATTACCGGCAACACTATATACGATTAGTGTTGGTGATCCAGTATTAGATATTAACTGAAGGCATATTGATCGACCAGTATTTAGCACAGCAGACGGTAATCTAATGCCGAAAGAAGTACCAGCAGGACTAACACCAGAATCATCGGCTGTCATAAATATTATATGATCAGTATCTTGTATACTCGGCGGGAGGAACGGTCCTCCTATTGGAATAATAAAAAGTGTACTCAGTGTTCGTGTTTTACTAAATACTGAACTATGTGTAGTATGTGAACCATATACATTAAGCGAATCACTCATTTTAGTTTTACCGACAACATGTAAGTTAACCGTTAAATCTGGCGAGCTTGTCCCTATACCAACCGTTCCTTCAATTATTGCACCATTTGTAGGTGCATTAATAGTATCATACCCAGCGCCAATTGAGACATTTCCAGATATTGTTAAATCCGACGTAGGATCAATATCGCCAATTGATATTTTACCAATTACGTTCGTATTACCGATTACATAAGTATCATCTTTTATTAAGACTCCAGTAACACCTGCATTTGAATCAAGCATAAATAGATCTTGTCCATCTAATCGAGTAGATATACTATTACTATCATACTGATATGCAAGTCCTATATTTGCGCCTATTCCACTATTAGTAAGTGCAAAACTTATTCCATCAGTAACAACATGATCTAAATTAGGAAGTTCAACATGGGCTTCAGCTGGACCGACATGCATAGTTAATTCATCTTTAACTAGACCAGCTTCTCTATTTACTTTAGGCGTAATAAAATTAAATACTCCATTTTCATCAATATCTCCTAGAATAAATGGTTCAGGTATAGATAATGAGAATTGTGCGGTATTAATCCAAGTATTAGTAGAAGGCAATTCCGGAGTTGATCGATATTCTTTAACGAATTTAACTTTAAGATTATGCTTAAGATTACTAAGTAGAACATTTGTGCCATTATTATATAGTGATCCTAGCTCAATATGATATCTACCTAGAGAAGCATTTACTGATGATTGTGCATCAGAGTGATTTGGAAAAATACTTATTAACGAATTATATAATGCATTAGGAGAAAATGATGGATCTAACGGAAGGGCGAATGCTGTATTCGTTTCATCAAAATTTGTTAAAAATAATGAATTATTAGATGAAAGATTAGTTGCTCCTCTAGAAGCATCATTTCCAGCAGCACGTTGTGCAAATGTAATAAATCTAGCGTCTTCAGTAGTTATACCTAATCCTAAGTCTTTAACAAAAGGTGATCCATTTATTGCAAGATAATTATTAATAATCGTTGAAATCCCTACTTCTAATACCCAAGTAGACATACTTGCATCCCATTGCCATACATCAAAATTAATATTATCTAAATATAGATCTCCATCAAGTAATCCAATAAAAGTATGTGTATTTGGATCATTTGAATCAACCCACCAAGTAGCACCACGAATTCCCTGGGTTCCAATTAAACCGATTGGACCAGGGGGTCCGACTGGCCCAGTTAGACCAATTGGTCCAGCTGTACCTATTCCTAGTTCAAGGAGTTTATTAAAATTGAAGTTTAATTTTTCACTACTTATCTCCTGAGGATCAGATGGAAAAATTTCTTTTAAGTTTATTCTAATTGGCATATTAGATGAATTTAATTTTTATCTTAGGACTAACGGATAAACCTGAACCTGCTTGTTTATTAAAGCTGAATTTAAGTATCAGTTTGTCTTTTTTATTTATTTGCACTGATTTTAATATATCATAGCCTTGTGCAAAGCGCTGACTGTCTGTTAAAAAGTTGAATTCAATTCCATTTGGATTCGATGTACTTTGAGTATTTGTGGCAGATATCAAAGCATTTGATTTGGCATAAAATTCATTTACATTAATATCGTACACTTTTAAAATATTTAGTTTTATGTATTGTTTAACATAATCTGTAATATTATTAAAATTCCCAATATACTTATTATATGTATATGTTGAATCCACTAGAGTATCTGATAAATATTCATTAAATTTAACACTTATTCCATCATTAATTAAGAATCTAGTTAAAGTATTATTTAAATTAATAATTCCAGTTAAAGAAGATGGTGTCTCTTTAATAACTAATTCACGATTAGAAATATCTACTTTATCTAAATCCATGGTTTCATCAATTATATAAAATTGAGATAGATCATTTTTATCAAAATAATCTAATTCAATATATTCTGGCAAGTTTATTAATTTTGCTAAGAATGAATCATCTTCCTCTATTCGCAAAGCACCTGAAACAGGATCTTTTTTAGATTTAGTTGAATACTTATGATGGAAGCCCCAATCCCAATTACCTTTAAGAAGAAAATAATCAGATTGGCCAATAGCTACTTCATCAAGTTTAGGATAGATCGGTAAATAAGTATCATCTGATTCAAGTTCTAATATTTGACTATCTGCTACTTTAATGTGATTAAAGTTTGGAAGAGTCATTAATGAATCAATTAGTGAATTAAATTTAATATTACTTAATGAAATATCATTAATCTTATTATTTTTAAATATAAAATTGCTTTGATAAATTGAATAGTTTCGAATAACGGGTTCATATTCTCCCTTATATCGATTAACTTCATATTTCAATGGAAGATCGGCAACCTCATAATCTGTACCAATATCAGATTTCCCTGAAAATTGAGTAGGTATTTTTGCAGTATTATTAGTTATTAATTGATTTTTTTTCTCAATATGTGATACATCAAGTATTTCTAAATAGAAATTAGGATCAGTATTTAGTGTACTAATTCCATTAACGATTGAATATGAAGAATATTCAATAATTGGATGCTTAGTTGATGGAGTCTGTTCATTTACATATTTTTTAAATTTAGCAAATGATATTTTCTCAAATAATTTTTCAAAATATTTTTCTCCGCCTGTCATTACTTTAAATACATAATAATTATCAATGATTGAAAGTATACTATATGGAATTGATCCAATTAATGAGACTGGGATAGTTGGAGAAATAACACATAATGTATATAATGAAGTGTCGTAATGTAAATATTCATCAGTTGCTCCATCGAAGATATTAATTAATTTGCCAGCTGTTCCTGGGATACCTGCACCATTTGGAAGAAATCCTAGTTTTGAATCAATAAAAATATTAAGACCGCTAGAAATATCTCTAATAAAAATGACAGTTGACTCAGTTGGATTAATAAGGTCATCGGATAGTATACCCGGATAATTAGGAGTATTTATGTTATTTAATCGACGAATCGTATTATTTGCTGAATCAACGCCGCCGCTAATATTTAATTTAGATGCCATTCGAATATTAGAAAAAGCATCTAGGTAATTATTATATTTTTTATTTTTTAGTGAATATAATAAAGTATGGGTTAAATTGGATACACCATCAGTTAATTTCTTTTTTGCTTTACCTGAGGCAGTTAGAGTTAACGGAATATTTTGGATAATATAACTGAACGTGTTATTATCTATTTTAGTTATTATAAATTGACCTGAATAAGTAGGGACACTTGATTCAATTATAATAGTATCACCCGTTGAATATCCATGAGAAGCAAGAGTTGCACTAACAGTATTTCCACTACATACTAATGATACAGTTTCGAAGCTAGTATACTGAGTATTAAAACTTATTCGATAGTCACCATTAATAGTATCAAATAATCCAGTTGGATTATTTGTAATAGGATCTGGTGTAATTTCTATACTATTAAAATTTATAGTATCTAATAGACCACCTTCAAAATTAATAGGTAGAGTACGATCTTTCCAATATGGATCAATATCAGATACTTGACCTAGTGCAACTTCGATTACAATAACTATAAATTTATAATCAGTATGCTCAATAACATTATATTTTACTGGTGCCTGAGTATTAGAATTTATAGACTCTTCGACAGGTTTTAAAATACAACTAAATTTATATCCATCAAATCTATTACTAAGAGTTTTAGCAATAGCCTTTCCGTCTGGTCCAATAACAGTAGGATCAGTAACATCTTTAAATGTAAGTTTAAAACCTTTAAAAAATGCTTCATATTGGCCAGCATTATTCTTAATTAGAGAAGCATATCTAAATTGAGTATCACCAATTTCCTCTCCACTAGAATTAGTTGGAGTATATGTAAAATAATTTATAAAATAATCAGGATCAGTTAATAATTTACCTTTATAATCAAATGGAGTATCAAAATAATAATTATTTTGTGCAATTAAGGAATCATCCTCCAAATAATTAAAATTACTCTCAATATAAAACCATTCGTGCGTAAAATTTAGTGGATTTTGAGAAGCATCAATATGATCAGGTGAAAAATTATTACGGCCAAATATAATTTCAGTATTTAAACGATATGGATTACTTCTAGAATCAGTACCATTTTTTATTCCCCATTTAGTAATATACGGAAGTATTTTTGAACGTAATGCAAAATCCAAACTTTCATTTTCCTTATAGTAATCATATTCAGTATATGTTACCCCGTTTAAATATTTTGTTCTTAAATTATATTCATTATCATCACGTTGAGGAACTATTTTACTTGGATCCTTTAATAATGAGAAACCACTAAAATCTCTAAGTTCTTTATTTTCATCAAGGATAGGGATAATTGGATTCTGTATAGTAGCCGCATAAAATGTAACTAGTGGAGTTCCATCTATAATTGAATATGAAACTGGTGAAGAAACGGTAAATGGAGTATTTTCAGAATAGTTAACACCAGCCGGATTTAAACTATCGATTACATTAATTGTTCCATTATACACAATATAGTCTATTCCTGGCTCCAGTAATTTAGTATCCTCAGGAATAAAGTAATAGTTATATAAATCTATTTCTGGAAAATTTGTATATGTACTTGAATAAAAATCAAAATCTAAATCTCTAATTGAGAAAAAAGAAAGTAGACCAATAGATGGTCTAAATTTAGGTCTCATTAAAAATTCATTATGTGAAACGGTTGGAGTTTCATTCTCGTCAAGAACAATCGCAATCTTTGTATTATATGAATTAATAGCCTTTGATCTAGATGATTGAGTTAATGAATTCTCTTCATTAATATCATCGATGTATTGTGATATTTTTCTAATTTTAGAATAACTATTAGAAGATTTAATTAAAATAGATTCAAAATTATTATTAAGTTTGTCTAGATGACCAGCATCAATAATTAATCTATTCCCTACTTCTTTAGATCCACCTTTAAAATTAATTTGAGTGTTTATTAAATAATTTCCAGTAACGCCATATATTGATACAACTGAATATTGTAAAGTCGGTGATGTAAATGATAACTTATAATCTATATCAAATTCGCCTGGAATATTTAATTTAATGAATACTTGATCATCATATACATAGGCAGTAAAAGATCTATTTCTAATTCCATTTATACAATTTGCTAATGCACTAGCTACTTGTGATAAGTAACCTGAGCCATTCATATAAAATTCATCATATCCTAAGATATTATCATAATCATTATATACATAATAATCTCCAGGATTAGGAATTAGCGAATATACTGGAAGAGCTTGTACTGCTTGAATTAAATCATATTTTCCAATTAAATCTACTCTAGTTCCATGAGGATGATATATTCTAATTTCATCATAATTATTAAGAGTTGAATTAATTTTAATTACTGAATGAGATAATCCTTGAGTTTTAACAGCGGTTCCTGCATCTTGTAAAAAAGAGTTTCGACTCTGTCCAAAGAATAATCCAAGATCTATTTTATTATTAGCAAATCGAATATTACCTGAACGAAGTTCTTTTCGAGATGTACCACTTGCAGTAGGGTTAATTGGGATAGAGTTAACTTGATATTCAAAAATATCATCATCGATTTTAGTTACTAGGAACTCTCCAGAATAATCAGAGTCAGAACTAGTAATTACTATTAGATCATCTGTTAAATACCCGTGAGAGGCTTGAGTAGCACTAACGAGTGTACCAATATTACTTAATGCAACTGGGATAGGATTAGTATAATCAATATTGAATGTGTTAGACGTAGGATTAAGATTCGGTATGTATAATTTACCATCTTTATCACTAATATAATTTAAAAATAGATTATTAGAATCCTTAAAAATATTATTAAATTCAGAAATATTGATATCTAAGTTTTTATATGGAATAATTACACCATTTGGATTAGCTTGCGGAATACTAACATCATCTGATTCTAGAAAAGGTTTTCTTAAATGAGGTGTATTTTCCCAAGTACCACGATTAGAATATGCACGATCTAAATCAATATCTAATTTACTTAATTCAATTGAGTTTACATAGAATCCTAAATATCTATTGAAATCATATTTTTCTGAACTATCATCATTAAAAATAAATTCAAGATTTAATATATCTGGAAAAAGTATTCCATTTCTAGAATAACCATTTGTAATATTTTCTTCAAAGAATTTTAAAGGTTGGGATGAAGTATATAAGTTTTCTAATAATTCTCCTTTGCTTCCAAGCGCTCCTTCATTTATTAATACGCCATTCCAATTAGTATATTCATTTTCACCAAAGCCAACAGTTAATGGACTTGCTGGAAAATTCTTATCATTTACATAATTACGAATATATTGACCTACTTTAGTTTCAGGACGTAAATCAAAAGTTTTTATGATTGATGCTTTACTAAAAAGATCAATTAAATAATCTGTTTTTGATTGAGAATCATCATATAACTTTTTTACTTGATCTAGTGGAAAATTAGCAGGATCAGTTATTTTAAGAACAATAAAATATGAAGGAAGATCTTTTCTAAGATATAATGGAGCAAAATAAGCCATTCTTTCAGAATACTTGTTTGAAACTAAGTATTTTGCTCCGCTAAAATAGTGTGAAAAATCATATTGATCTTTAAAATCTTTAGATGTTCTAGTTGAATCTACTTTTTCAGAAAGATCAAAGATAATTTCATTTGGAGTAGTACCATTATTAAAAAATCTAAAAATATTTGATGCATGTGACTGGACAGTATCGATACTTACTTTTGAATATAAATCCTTTGATAATTCAGAGTTAGCTTTAATTGATTCTAGCCACATTTCATCAGACTCACTAACCATAACTTTAACATTACCTGTAAGCTTAGGATTAGTTCTCACTAATTGAAAACTTGCAGAGTCAGTTAAAATTTTAGTTGATGATACATTACGATTTCCCATATATACTATTCATTTTTTAGAATGTAGTTACTCTTCCTGTACTTTGAACAAGCGGTGCATCAAGTGTAGTCTCCTTAATATATTGCGCACTTACTTGTAAATCAAAAGAAAAAGGTGAATCATCCTTTAAGATAATGTCAATTCCAAGTTTCTTAGAATATTTTATATTAGTAAGAGTCCCGTCGGTTTTATATCCACCGATATATCCAAGTTTATCTGATGCTCTAAATTGAAATAATACTGGAATATTCACTGCATTTTCAGAACCAACTTTAATTGATTTACTTGATCTTGCTGGGAAATTTCCTTGAACTGAAACAGATTCATAATTAGTAGGATACATATATAAATATGATCCACATGTATATTTTCCTATTAAATATTCATCGTTTTTAACAAAACCTAATTTTGTAGGATAATGAGAATCATTTCTAGAGGTATCGTCAGTAGGTAGAGCCGGCGTGATTCTACTTGCCTGTTTATAATAAGCGACTCCGAATATATTAGTTGAATCAGATACACTGGTTTCAAAATTTAATGCTTGCGAAAATGGTAAATATTGTTGATTAGCAGTAGATGAAATAGATCCGCCTGCTGCAAACTCAGGTCTAAATACTCTAGCAATATTTGTTACTGAAAAAGAAGCATTGCATAATGTAGGCAACTCAGGATGATCTTTACTTATACAGAATTCAGTAAGGTAACCTCCACCGTTTGCAACAGAAGCAGCAGTAGTTGTACCGTTCCATACCCTAGGATCAACTGAAGTGGACGGTGCAGCAAAGTTAGGAACATATGGTAGGTAGTGACTACCATTAATTGGTGTATTTTTACTAGAAATAACTCGACCATCATATGCATATATAGTATTCAAATATGTAGGATCCAAATATGTAGTAGCTGGATCAGATGGTTCATAAAGTTCTTCAGCAAGACCATAATCTCTTACTCTAGAATGTATAAACTGGCTCTTAACTTGCCCAGATTGTTTACTCGCAATATGCTTAAAGTTATTAATGGTCGGGGTCGGATTAGAATTAACTCCAATTGGAACAATATCATATCTTCTATTTCTATGATAGTCTGATCCTGGAATAAATGGAAGACTATCATCAACTAATTCGTCAATTCCTCCAAATAATAATGAAACTAATTCTAAATTAGTAGCAGAGGTATTTTGAATAGAAATAGCATATTGTTTTGTAATAACTGATCCTTCTTTATATACGACAGTTCCACCAGTAGTATCTTTAATTAAGTCTTTATAATATCCAGCAAATAGGTTAATTGTATCACCGTTTGCAACATCTAATGAATTACCATCTGAATCAATAATACTTACTTTAATAACTCCTTTATCTAATTGAATAGATTGTTGAATACTATCAAGAGTTGTCTGTAGAGTTTTTAATTTTTGGTATAAATCAACTACGTTTCCTTCAGGTGTAAAAAATCCACTTGAAATATCTTCAGCTACATGTGAATAAAATTTATTGCCTGATGTAAATTGACTACTTAAGTGACTGTCTAATCCTTTTGAATTTAAACTAGTTTCAAAGTCAAGTTTTGCTTTTTCAGCAAATGTTTTTTGTGAAGTAATAACAGATTCTTCTTGAGCTTGAATGCTTTCTGGAAAATTTACTTGAACAGGTAATGACCAGTCTGATTCAGCCGGGTTTGATGGCCACCCAGCCTCAGATAAAGATTTTACTTGAATTTCAACTATTTCACCTTTACGAATAGAAATATTTAATTGATTTGTATTTACAATATCTGAATCAGTTAGGGTTTCTTCTGCCCATTCATATAATCCAGTTGTATCGTTTAATACTTTTAATCTAGGTTTAGTTGTTACTTCAGTCCATTGAGAAAAGGAAGCCTGTCTAACAGATCCGTCAACTTCAGTAAATGACTGCTGCTGAGTATTTTGTTGAGTTCCAGTTAAACTTAAATATCTATATCGGTATTTAAATTGAACGACATTCTGAGGTCCATATTTACTTACTTTAGGGCTAGGTATATGCCAAAATCCTCGAACTTCATATTTCCTAGCAGTTATAAACTGAGGAGTTGTAGAAAGTTGAGTAGTAATATTTGTAACAATCGAAGAAAGCGAAGAAGTTTTTTCAGTTCTATTAGTTAAAGATTCTTTTAATTGTTTTTGTAAACGTGCAGTCTCTTTAGGAGTTTTAGATACAGTTGTAATATTCGATTTAATTGAATCAATCTTTTTATTAAGTTCCTCTATTTCCTGTTGAATAGCTGCTTTTTCTTTAACATTATTATTAAGCTCAGTAACATTTGCAGAATCTTGAATATGTTGATCTACTTGAACTACATTAAAACTTTTTGCATCCAATACTGGTGAATCTGGAGAAATTCCTAAAATTGCAGGTTGAGTTTTTTCTTTTGCTAAATTTAATAGGATTACTCCAAAATCAGATACAAAATTATTATAGTATTCTGCAAGAGTAACTGTTGAGTCATCTTGTAATGGAATAGTTAAATCATTTGTATATACCGCAACACCTTTTGAAAAATCGTTAACTGTTAGATTTTTAGATCTACTTACAGGCTTAATAAATATTATTTCATGTTCATTAAAACCTACATTTATTTGTAATTCAGGTCGACGATATGGTACAGGTTTAAGTTTAAGAATATTAGCGCCTATTGTAATTGGATCAGTTCCAAAAATTCTTTCAAGTATAACTTCAGTATCAGTTGAATTTATTGAAATTACTTTATATTCACTGTCATTTACAGTAATTAAAACATCGCCTACTGCTAAAGTCTTAGTGTTTTGTACCCCTGATAAAGTATCAGTATAAACTAAACTATTTAATTTATATCTTCTACGTACAATAGAAACAGTTGAGCCACTAGTTAATGTCTGATTACCTTCTTCTTCTAATATTTTAATAACATCAAATGATCCTTTATATCTATTAATAGATACTTCCATATCAACTTGGTTGTCATCTTCGAAGAAATCGATTCCAGTATTACTTAAATCTAGTTTAAGTGCATCTAACGAGATATCGTTTTTTCCTTTATAATTTTCATCAAAATATTTTGAAAAATCATCGTTATTTGCAATATTAAGAATAACTCTCTTTACTACAAATTGGTCGATATCATCAGTTAATATACTAGAAATATCTAAACTAATATACAATAATGGATTTAAGAATGATTCAAAAAACCAGTTATTTTTTACTTTAAATGAACTAGGAGAAGTAAAAGTTGAGGTTTGAACTTTCTCTAAATCACTTATTAATTTAGATGTCTTCTTTAATTCAAATTTTCTAACATCTCCATTTGAAGATTTTATTCCAATTACATCACTATTTGCAGAAATAAGAGTATCAAATTTTGTATCAATATCTTCAATCTTTCCTTTTAAATATCCAAATGATGGAACATTAATGTTTGTTTGTGTACCATCGACCTTAGTTTGAGAGATAGTTACATTTTCTGAACGCGATTCTAATATATTCTGTAAACTAAAAACGAATTGATTCATATTGTCAATATCGACAACAAGTCTTTTTAGAACATCAGATAGTGTATTTTTTGTTTCCATGGATTATCTTATTTTATCTACTTTAAATTGGAATGCTTTTTCGTCTAAGCAAATTATATCAAATATCGGTTTATTAAGTGATGGAGTAAATTCAAAATCTGTAAATACTACAATTTGAACTCCATATATTCCAGTATTATTTACATTTAATGCATCAGTGACTATGCTTAAATTAAAACTCTGCGGTATTACTTCATCATCAAAAACAAGTCTAAGAACTTGACCCTTTGACCAAGATACTGTCGAATCATCAATTTTAATTTTAACATCTGCATTTAATATAATTGGTACACCACCTACGGTCTTATGTGAAAAGTAATTTGTAAAAGTCCCAAGAGTTAGTGTTGGATTAACACTACCGATAATATTTGTAGTATGAGTATTTGAAATATTATATTGTTGATTCGAATTATTAATCCTTACGATATTTGGAGTAGATCGATTAACGGTTATTCCATCACCAGGACGAACAGTATCAGTATTATATGAAACAGTTATGTTTGATTCGCCTGCAATAATAGAATTAATTTTACTGTTTGTATTATCAATCATATCAATAAGGCTTGAAGTATTGCTGAATATTGCTTGATTTGCAATAAGTGATGTTTCTAAATTAGAAATCCTAGCAATAATTTCAGAACTATCGACAGTATTTAGTAATAAATCTTTTGCTGCTGTTACTTGTTGTTGTAATGCGTCTAGCTCAAGTATTTTATTACTATATGTTGTTTGTAACTGTGTAAATTTAGTTAAGACATCTGTAAATAAGTCTAATGAGAATGTTGAATAGTCATTAATAGATTTTTCAACTTTTGTTTCCTCAATTGAAGTATCTAATTTTAAATTCATTTTAAATGAAAATGAATTACCATTAGTCTTATTTAAAGGATCTGGTTTATATTTTGTAATTGGTGGAATTACAAACTCTAATCCGCTCTGTTGAATCTTATCTAGAAATAAAACTCCATACAGATTTGTTTTAAAATCAGTCGGATTTCCAGTAGAGTCAAGCGTATTTGGATCATACGTATCATAATATACAAGTATCGCATTAAATTCAAAATCTCTATTTGCTACGTAGTCATTAAATTGAGAAAATACTTTTATTGCTGGGTTTTCACTAGCTAGTTTATAATTAGCTAAATCGAAATCAAGTGATATACCATCAAGTGTAGATCTTTGATATTCAACAACAGTTGAGCCTTGAGTTTTTCTAATAAATTGGTCTTGTGCAACATTAAAATTAGCTGCAGATTCAATATAATATGAATTATTAATAGTATCTGTAAACCAGTTACCTGGAGCATATGTTCCAGCGAGAGTATTTTTAATCTCGGTAGTTACACTAGCATCATCTAAATCATAGAATGCTTTTAATGATAATCCAAATGGGTGAGTGTCAGTATAGTGTCTGCCTGAAAGATATTCAATATCTAATGGATTTGCTAAAGTATTAGCGATAGGCGACAGTGACGGTTTATAATTATCATCCTGTACTGATTTAAATAGGACATGTGGAGTAGTTCCAACATTTGTAGGAACATGTATGTAAACTTCAGTATATGAATTTTCACTAGATGAAAGAGTATTAACTACGTCTATATCACCGATGTATTTAACAACTCGCTTATAAGTTGAAGTAGTTTCTGGCTTTTCAACAAATCGATATTCAGTATGCTCAGGTGTAACTGGCAAATTTGCTGAATTTTTCTCAATAGAATTTGCATCTTGGAAACGAATTGCGCCAGTCTCCTTTAACCACTTCCAAAATACTCTTTCGGAAACAGTAAGTCTTTCATTTTTCTTATATGTTGGTCTAGAAAGAAGTAAGGATTCAAAATTAAGTGCATAGTTTTGAAAATTCTCTGCAAGATTTACATTATTATCTGGATTAAGTCCTTCAATTATAGGAGATTCGCCAGCCGCTGCAAATTGTACTTTATTATCTGTAGCTAATGTATTTGGGGTACCTATTTCAGGTATCCTAAGCAGGGCAAATTTTGAAAAACGAACAGCATTCTCACTGTTACTTAATGTGATATTTATGTCTTCAAGAGCACTTTGAAAGTTATAAAATATCCCCTTCTTGTCCTGAATCGGCTTAATTAAAGGAGTTACTGCCATTTATTTTTTTCTTTTTTTTAGAATATCTCAGCACCAACTAATGCTTTTACTAGAATACGATCATCATTTACTGAATCTTTAATATAAAGGAATGAAATGTTCGTTCCATATTTTTGAAAAGTTAAAGATGATGGCAAGCCTATATTATTTACAGCATTATGTAAAAGGATAGAAGCAGAAGTATTATTATTTGTACCGGCTAATATATACACTGGGACTACCGCTGATTGCACTGCTCCAGTAATTGAACTAGATAAATTTGATTCGATTACATCAACAATGTGTATTGTAAATTGAGTATTTGCCGCAGGTGGGCTAACTGAATCAAAATCAATAATTAAAGAAAAATCAAGAATCGTAGGAGTAATTGATGATGTTCCTGAATCATATACTGGATTTAAAACCGGTGCAGCAGATGCTTTTAAAGTAACAAATATGTTTTGTCTAGAAGTACTTGTTAATGTAATAGTTGAACTCGCAGCAGTTGCTCCAACGTTTGCAAGTAAATCAAGTGTGATTGATTCAGAAGATTCAGTAAAACTTGAATTAATTTTAACATTTGAATTAAAGGTAGAAGTTCCTGTAAAAGTAGCAGCTGTGTTTAAAGTCAGCGTATTTACTGAAAGTGCATCTGCAGTTAATGCTAAATTTGAAATAATTCTATCTACTTGTAATATTGATTCATTGCTAACATTCTTAGTTAAACTTGCAATTGTTACTGGAGTAGGCGAACCTGTCTGATATATAAACCCAGTATCATGTAAAATTAATGATTTTGTTTTTAAATAGTTTATCGGAGTATCAGTACCGATCGATAATCCTGCAGTATCGATTTCAAGATTATTAATTAAATCTTCTAATTTTGCTTGTAAAAGTAAAGCATTTGCATTTGTTATAGACGCAATATCTGTAACAAAATTAGTCATTAATATTTCTTGGATCGGCAATGCGATTGGTGTAAATGCCATGTCAATTAATTATTTTAGTTATTTATTATTTAAAAATTATAGTTCTCGATCAATTGATTTTTCCTAAGGTTTAATCTATTTTCAATATTTGCAATATAATCATTCTTATCAAGTACTCTAATAAAGTTTTGTACTGAGTTTCGATAATTTGTTTCACGATTATCTATTACTTCTACACTTAATGAAAAATTACCTAAGTCTTTAAATTTCCAAACGAAGAAAGGAACTGACTTAACTCGAATAATTTCTTCTCCTGTGATCAAGTCTGTTAATATCCAAATAAAATCAGATTTTCCATCTAAGTTATTTACAACAAAGAAGGCTATTCCATTTTCAGGAAAAGAGAATGTTCCATTGAATAGTTTAATATCATTAATATTAAATACATTTTGATCAATAGCTGTAGGTAAAAAGCCATATTGTTTATCACCATCAAAATACCAATAATTATCAACCCAATAATTAGGATCCTGGATTGATCCATTTAATACATCACTTGTTTTAGAAAGTAGGAAAAGCGTTTCTTCTTTAAATAAAGGATATGTTGCAAGTAAATAATCAATTAATTTTTGTGAGAATACTTTCTTTGGAGTAAAATATGTAAATTCATCACCAGTAATAGTTGGACCAGTATATTGAATCGTATGATATAGTTCCTTACTTAAAAATCTAGCTTGCGCATGTATTTCACTTGAAACAATAGCATATGTAAATAAGCTTATTGCTGGATGTATACTTTCATTTAAGATTGTAATTAATTCATCAAACGATGAGAATGCAGGAATAGTATATGCTGAAAATAGCGATATTGTAATAGTATCACCCGGTGAAGGATTACTAAAATAGAATCCAGCTTCGAAGTCATCAACATATACTAGATCATTAATTCGTAACCAGTATAAAGAGCCTACTGTAATATCTCTAAAATCTTTTAATGTTATCGGATTATCATTTTCTCCAAGACCCCAATATCTTTTCTTAGGGTGATTTTGTAAAGAATCAGTATATGGAATATATGAGTTAGTATCAGCATTATATAAATCTGCATCATAAATATTTTGACCCATTCCATATCTATTTTTAAAGAATGAACCCCATTCAGTTAAATTTTTATATAAGTTAATTTTAACTGACGCATCTTCATTATCTAAAACATTAACTTTAGGATAATATATCGGAGAGGCTCCAAAATCTTGAAGTTGGATATTTGATAAATTTTCAATATCATAATTAAATTTGTCTTCTACTTTTGCGAATCCAATTATTTCAGGTTTCATTTGATCTGAAACAGTTATAAATTTAGAAAAAACATTAGTATTTCCATAGAAATCAATTAATTCAATTGTTATTCTGTATTTTCCAGAATATGGTAAGAAATGAGGTAGTGTATGAAGGTCAACGACTTTTCCTCTATATTCAAAATTATATGGATTTGGTCCAGGTTTAGTTATTCTCCAATTAATTTCATAGTAATTTCTAAAGTCAATATTTTCAAATGTCCAATATGGATCTAATCCTACTGTGATAGCATCTAAATCTTCTAGCTTAACCCCATTTAAATCCTGGACTAGAAATTTTGATATATCTGCAGTTAATATTACGGGCGCACCAATAACTCTCTGTGGATCATCTCCAAATTCCCAAGTTAACCTTTCATTTAGATTAGGAAATCTCTGATCTCTAATATTTTCATAGAACTTAATAATATATTCATTAATTCCGGTGATTTGGTCCTTTATATAATTTTGAGAATTTTCAAACGGGTTGGTAAATTCATTATTATATCTAACTACGCCTAAATCTATACCGCTAGTCGATCCTTGTCTATATAATGGATCTAGCGATCTAAGCACAAGATTAACATTATTGCCAGGATAAATCACAATTGGTATATTTTCATTTATTTGATAATCAAATATTTGAGTTGAATCTGGCCAATAGTTAATCGTGATTTTTTGAAAATATATAAATTCACCGATTACGTCTTTTATTTTAACGTTTATCGGTAAGAATTCATTTTTAAGTTTTTTATTTAGTAAATCTAATTTATAGAATATCTCATTAACGCTAAAATCAGTAGTTTCCGCAACTAATGGAACTCCATCATCGTCATAACTTCCAGTAACAGCAGTAAATTCATAAACTAGTGCTAAGAATTCAGTCTTCTTAAACTGTTTACCTGATCGCATATTACTATTCTTATCAACTAGATCAAGAGTATCAATTTTTCCATCATCTAGATAATCAGCTAGATCTACCATCGATAGAGTATTATAATATGGCGAACTAGGATTAACGTTTTTCCAATATTCTTTAACTCGAAGAACATCTTTATAACCTAACATGTTTATAAAATTAGATAGTCCTTTATATGTACCAATATAAGGATAAATCTCCTCTTTTGTTACAAGTAACTGTTTTCTAATTTTATTTAAGGCATCGATATCAGGGAAAGCTTCTTTAATATCATACTCTTTAAGAATATTTGCATCTTCTCTTAGAAATTTTATTCCAAAGTTTTGAGCCCATACTCTAAATCTTTCCTCTTCTTCAATACCTTCACCATATAATTCTAGACTAGCAATAGTCGTAGTTATGGAACCATCAATTAATTTAATTAATAATTTACGAGTATATGCAGATTCAGAGGTTGGACTAAACGCTAAATTTACTTGCAAAGGCATAATTAGATCAAGTGGCCCTGGACTAGATGAAAAATCCGAATGAGAAAATAGAGCAGAGTCTATCTTATTTAGGAAGTTTTCATTTAATGTAGTATCTACTGCTACATTATATAAAAAGAATTCATTACTATTTTTAGAATCTTCCCAAGTAAAAGATAATGATTGAGTTGAAGTAAGAGTAGGAAGCTTATATAAACTTGCTACTTTTTCAAGAAGAAATAAGTTCTCATTATCAAATAAGTAGACTGAGATATTATTAAAAAATATTCTACCCTTCCACTGATTCTCAGTAGTATCATATTGTAAATTCAAGTTTTTTCCAAACTTGTCAAAAAAGTGCAAATTTTGAACAATCATTATCTTATTTCTAGCTTTATGTTATTTATTAAATTAGATAACTTTATATGCTATACACTGAATTTTCTCCGCTGGTACTAATAGAAATAAATTCTAGAGTATCGTCAGGATCTAATCCGGTCTTTTTATGAATCTTTTTCCATTCCTTAGCATATCCATTTTTACAAATTTGAGTAAAATAGGCAAATGCATTTGGGATAGCCATTTTAGTTTCATCGAAACTTTTCCAATACTTTAAACAGTCTAAGATAGCTGACTGTATACAATCTTCTCTATCTCTATAATCTTTAAAGTAGAGACGGTCAACTGCTCTATTCGCAAGAGAAATAAAACAATTTACAGTATAATTAGAAAGCTCTCCAGCTTTCTTGCATTCTATAATGTCTGCAGTAAATTCTTTATTGTTAATATAGTGAGTGTCTCCTTTTTTCTTTCTAGCCATGATTATTAATTATTTTGAAAGATTATAAATTTTAATTATTCCTAATACTGCATCTACCATGTCAATAATAGGTGATACTATTTTATCTCCGTTGACTGTCCAGCTTTCAGCATGGACAGCTTTATATAGATCTGATTCTCTTAATGCTTCTATTTGAGGATCTTCTTTGAATTGATTAAAAACATCCATTTTACTAGCATTACCTTTACAACCTATTGCATTCTTAAGTTCACTAGGGCTAAATATAAAAAGATGGTCAGCGTTATTTTTAAGTACTCTAGTTAAGAGCTCATGCTTTAATATTCCAGTAGATTGAGCAATATCAACTAGCGAATTTCCTTTAGATCCAAATGAAATACCTTCAATTGCTACTATAATATCTTCGTCTTTTCCTACTTCTTTTAAGATATTATCGACGATTTTACTTATTAATTCTTGATAGTTTATTAGTTTTACACGTTCAGTAACATGATACTCTGGATGAGTTTTTCTAATAGTAGTCGTTTTATCGATTTTAATATTAGGATATTTTCCTAAAAGATAATTTAAGTTAGTTTGATCTACTTTTCTAAGCTTAGTATTTACTACAGAGAGCCATTTAAATTCTTTAAAGTCTTTACAAATAAATATACCTGGATAAAGTATT